GGCGGCGATCACCAACTCGCAGGAAGTGATCGTGACCGACGCGACGAGCTCGAGCGAGTTCATCGCCGACATGTACACCGCAGCTGCTTCAATCGCGACGACCGGCAACTACTTCCCGAACGCACTCGTCGTGTCACCCGCGAAGTGGGCAACGCTTGGCAGCTTGGTCGACGGCGACGGCCGGCCATTGTTCCCGCAAGCAGCGCCGTCAAACTCGGCCGGTCTGCTGCCCGACGGCGTGACCGCCGGCAACGGCAACCCGCTTGGCCTGAGCCTCGTGGTGTCGAACCAGATCGGTACGCAGGCGATCGGCAACAAGACCGCCACCGAGTACTACTGGCTTATGAACACCCGCGGTGTCGAGTTCTACGAGAACTACAAGGGCTTCCTGCAGGTCGCCAGCGCCACCACGCTCGGCCTTCAGGTCACCGTCCGCGGCTATGTGGCATGCGAGGTGCTCGATGTCAACATGATCCGCGTGCTCGGCCCCGACGCCACCTTCTGAGCCCCTGAGGACTGCACGACGCTATGGCTACCTTCACTGTCACACATGCGTGGCGGCTTGATGGCTATGGCGTCGTGCAGGTCCTCGAGCATGTCGACGGCCTCATTGTTGGCTCCGACATCAACATCAGCGGCCTTGCGAGCACACAGCTCAACGGCAACCACACGGTCTACAGCCTCGAGAACTACAGCTTCACTGGCGTCACCGACGAAGGCGATCTCGTGTTCAACACGCAGATCGACCGGCCGAACCAAATCCTGTTCGCCGACACCGGCGACGACATCGACCGGCAAACAGACAGTGGCACCCTGCAATACACGCCGACCTGCACCTGGATCGACAGCGACGATGTGATCGAATGGCTCGGCATTGACGGCGCCACCGCGAACGACACCGCGTTCGTCGCCACCTGCGTGTCAGCTGCCAACGCCTTCTGTTCAAGGCGGCGACGCAGCGCCGGCTATTTTGACGCGCTGAACACCGCGCCAGATGGATCGGTCAAGCTCGGGACTGTCATGTACGCAGCGATCCAGTACCGCTCACGCGGATCGGTTGACGGCTACGCATCGTTTCAGGACTTCAACCCGCAGCCAGTAGGCACGCTCGGCCAAGTGCTCCAGCTCCTCGGCTGCGGTAGACCGCAGGTCGGATAATGGCCGGCAGCGGCTTCTTGGTCGACGCGATCGCTGAAGTGAAGACGGCGATCACCGCGGTCGGTCTGATGCCCGTCACCGACCCTCGCAATGCTCGGCCGTTGTCCGCGTTCATCGAGGCGCCACGCTTCTCGAGCTTCAACAACAACATCGCAGACATCACCATCATTGTTCGAGTGCTCGCACCGCCTCCAGGCAACGACGACGCCCTCCAGTACCTAATGACCAAAGTGGACGCGATGATGGGCAGCAACCTCGCGGTCACTGCCGGCGAACCATCCACCGCGATCATCGGCGAGCAACAATTGCCCGCCTATGATCTCACCATCAACCTCTCAACAAGGAGAGCCTGACATGGCAACAGTAACCAACCTCACACAACCGTACTTCGAGATCGACAGCAACGACTTCAGCGACCAGTGCACATCGTGTTCGATCGCCTACGAGGTCGAGGCGCTCGAAGCCACGACCGTCGACGACTCGGCCCGCAACTACGTCGCCGGCCTGCAGAACAACGAGATCACCGCCACGCTATTCATCAGCTACGGCGCGACCGAGGTCGAGGGCATCCTGCAGGGCCTGATCGGCACCACGTTCGACACTGTGGTCGGCGCCACCGGCTCCGTCGCAGCTGCCGACAATCCTGTCTACACGCTCACCGGCGGATACCTGGCGTCGTTTACCCCGATCAACGGCGACTTCGGCACACTGTCCACCGTTGACATCACCATCCAAGGCGGTGCGCTCACCCGAGCCGTCGCCTGAGCTAGCAAAGAAAGGCGCACAACATGCAGCTCACACTCCGCGTTGACATCGGCGATGGCCCAGAGGACGTTACGACGACCCTCTGGTCCATCGTCGCATGGGAGCGCAAATACAAGACCAAAGCATCGGACATGGCAAAGGGCCTCGGAATGGAGGACCTGGCATATCTGGCCTTTGAGGCCAGCAAGGCAGCGAAGAAGGTCATGCCGGCCGTGTTCGACGATTACCTCAAGAAGATCATCAGCCTCGAGGTCGTGTCGGAGGACGCGGACCCTACCCACGGGGCACCAGACGACGCCAGCTAGCCGAGCTACTGGTACACCTCCACTGGTGGCCCCCTGACATAGAGTTCGATAGCAAGGATCTCCAGACGGTCCTCGCGGTACTCGAGGAGCAGAACAGGAAGGCGAAACAACGTGGCAGGACGAGGTGATGCACTCACACTTGAGATGCTGAACGATGCCGTCCAGTACGACGTCACTCGCCTCATGTCCGCGCTCGGCAAGATCGACCCTGCTCTTCGTCGAGCGACACAAGCCAAGATGAAGCTCGCAGCCAAGCCGATGGTCGCCGAAGCACGGAGCCTGGTACCTGAAGATTCTGGCCTCAACTGGGGCAGGTGGACGACACCCAAAGGCAGCGAGATCGGCGCATACGACGCGAAGAAGATCCGACGCGGCATCAAGGTCACCTACAAAGGCCCAAGCAAACGAGACCGCGGCAAGGAGATTTTCCCGCTGCTCACTTTGCAGAACACCGACGCTGGCGGCGCGATCTTTGACATCGCCGGCAAGGCCAACGGTGCCGGCAAAGGATCAGAGAACAGGCGTCGCGGTCGAGCAATGATCGCCAAGCTCCGAGCTGACAACGGTCACGCTTCCCGCGTTGTGTGGCGTGCAGCTGAACGACACCTTCCCACGGTGCAGCGCGGCGTCGCTGACGCGATCAAAGACATGGAAGAGGCCATTCAGGCCCGCATCGACAAGGGGACCGGCTGATGGCTATCAAGGTTCCGATCCTTTCCGAATGGAACCCTAAAGGGATCGACAAAGCGAAAGCAGACTTTCAGAAGCTAGAGAAGACCAGCCAGAAGGTCGGCTTTGCTCTCGAAAAGGCTTTCGTGCCTGCCACGATCGCGCTCGGTGCGCTCACCGCAGCTGCAGGCGCATCTGTGAAAGCAGCTGCAGAAGACGCAGCTCAACAGGCCGAACTCGAGCGGCAGATCATCGTGTCAACCGACGCGACCAACGCACAAGTCGACGCGCTGCACGACTTCATCAACGCCCAAGAACTCGCAAGCGCTGTATCAGACAGCGAACTTAGGCCCGCTCTCGCAATCCTGGCACGCCACACAGGCGACCTTACGAAAGCGCAAGACTTGCTGTCACTCGCGCTCGACGTCAGCGCCGGCACCGGCCGCGATGTGTTCGACGTCGCCGAACGGCTAGCCGAAGGCTACACAGGCGTGCTCACGCCACTCGAAGAGCTTGACTATGGCCTAGTCGCTGCGATCGAAAGCGGCGCCACATTCGACGAAGTAGCTGCCAGCCTCGCCGACACATTCGAGGGAGCTGTCGCGACAAACGCCGACACCGTGGCCGGCCGTTTCGCACGCATGCAGGTCACAATGGACCAGGCACAGGAAGCGATCGGGATGGCGTTGCTGCCCATCCTCGAAAAGCTTGTGCCCGTTCTCGAGGACGTTGCGACGTTCGTCGGCGAGAACACCGAGCTCATCATCGGGCTCGGCGTCGCGGTCGGCACCGTCGCCGGCATTATCGTCGCCTACAACGTCGCGATGAAGCTCTACGCGGTCGCCACAGGCATCGCCAGCGCAGCCACAGCAGTGTTCAACGCGATCCTCGCCGCAAACCCCGTGGTGCTAATCGCCCTAGCTATCGCCGGCCTTATCGTGACGCTGATCGCGCTCGAAAAGAAGTTCGGCGTGGTCACGAAGATCATCGAAGGCGTCAAAATCGCATTCGACGCTGTGAGCGACGCTGTGGCATGGCTCGCCGGCAAGTTCGTCGACTTCATCAACACGCTCATCGACGTAGCGAACAAGATCCCGTTCGTGTCGATCGACAAGCTCACCAACGTGTTCAAGGAGCAGGCGATCATTGTTGAGGACGAGCTGACGCCGGCGATCGAAGGGTACGGCAAAGCAGAACTCGAGCTAGCCGAGATGATCGCCGAGGCTGCCTACCAGCAGCAACTTGCAAATATCGACTACAGCGAAGCCGAGAAACTCATGTCGGAGCTGCACCCGACGCAGGATGAGGTGCGCGACGCGATCGAACGCATGAACCGGCAAATGGACCGGCACATCGACAAC